TCAAAATCGATACTTCCGTCCATATTGGATCCTATTTCAATTTTGCCGGGATCATATTTTTTATTAATACCGGTAATGTAAATTTTAGTTCCTTCCGGAATTTTTGAGCCATTTGCAATAAAAACATCTTTAACATAGCGGAGTTCAAGATTTTGAATATCCGGTTTAGCCAAGTTGGAAATATTTTTATTTATAGACTTGGCGATTACTGAAAATGTCATACCATTAACTTGACCCGTAATAGGCATATCAATGGTTCCTAAAATGCCCGCGCCCTTTAGTTCGCTTGTCTGCATCTCAATTGAGGGAAGCTGGCAAGACACATTATCATCAATTTCCTTGCCATCAGAAAGGAGTTTATGAGCAATCGTAGCACCTGAGATGATCATGCCTCTTCACCTCCAAACAGGGCGGTCAACCCTTGTGTTGCATACCGTACTTTGGCGGTCAGGCTCTTGCCAACCGGGGAAATAGTTGTAGCCACGTCAAAAATGAAATCACCTTCAACCATGTCGGAGACTGAATTACTTGTCTCGTTAAAGACAATTGTGCCATAAAGTAAGGCACCACGGTTGATAAGGCCATCAAGGTATTCCTGATAATCATTGAGTATGGTTTCCACTCTTGCCCGGGTCATAGGGCTGTCCACCATCGTGCCGTATTTGAGTTGGAAATCATTCGCCAAATGATAGAGCATCCGGACACTTGAATCGAACTTGTTCCGGGCATCAATTTCGCTGCCATACTCATAAGCGCCGGTATGCGGTCCCCAGAGAACCCACTTTCCACCCCAGAAGCAGGCAGTGCGAATGCCTTTGGAATTCAAGTCGTTAGCCTGGATCTGGTCAAAGGTAATTGCGGTACCGGCATCAACACATAATCCTGTGATATCCAAAGGCTTATTTGATGGACTTTCGAAGGGAACTCCGTCATTGTTATAGTCCGTCTGCTGCATGGTAACTGTGGTCAGAGTGGAAAGATGGAATTTGCGGGTGCCCTTTTTGGCTTGCGGCCAGCAAGGAGCTTCACCTGCGCCGGTATAGCTGTTCGTTGTCTTCCAGGTTTTAGCCTCTTCCAGGGTATCGGCACCGCTTGCACTGGCGTCGATATTGCTGTTAACCCAGGCATACCAGTGGCCGTTAATGTTTTGGGATCTTGCTTTAAGTTCAGCGTCTATATCCGGCTCTTGACTCCATCCGGGAGCATCAAATATTGTTGGGACAAGGTTATGGGTCTGATAGATTAATTCCGCTACGGAAATGCCAGTCCTGACTCCGTCTGTATTGCCGCCAATTACTTCAGTCTTGGTAACACTGGCGGGAGTAACTTCATCAAAAGTAACTGTCACGGGGGAAACGAGAGTGCCAGTTAGATCGGTAATCAGCACCTTCGTGCCGTCCGCAGTATACGCTGCGCTGAAATCAGTCCCTAACACTTTGTCAGCAATAGCAACTGTCTTGAGAATTACTTTGTCATTGTCAATGTATCCTTGCTTGTTGGCCAAGGTAACGCTTGCTGTCTGATCCTCGGTAATCATCGTGTCCGGATCAAGAACATTGACCAAAACAATAGGCCCGATAGCCTGAATAGCATTTTTAAAGTGAGCATAAACTGCTTCACACAGGTCAAAGTCTGCCCAGTTGCTGTCATTGTAGCCTGCCTTAGACACTGCCTCATCAAAATTTTGTACCAATACCGGCTTGTTCACCGCTTCTGAGTAATCGGCAAGCTGATGCACCGGCGCAATACCAAAATAAACCGGAAGAGTGCCAATGCTTTTTGGCGAAATATAGTCTTGAGTTGGCAGTAATTGCGAATAAGCACCATGTTTGTATGTCAAGTCATTTCACCTCTCTTATAATAAGTCTCGACATATTTCAGCCGGCCGTACTGCCAGCTTAGTCAGGGTTAAAGTAATCCATCCATACCAATATGGATAAGGCTGTTCTTGATACATTCCCCATTTAACGGGGTCTTTGATAGTTACTTTGTTTTTTATTATCGGATTCTCACCCAGTTTAATAACAGTCCGGTCAATAAGGTTCAGTAAATCCCAATATCCCTGATAATCAGGTGTATATTTTAACCCTTGCCCCGTTTCTTTCGGAGTATGCAATCCTGGGCTATATACGGCTGCTGAGATCCGGATATTAAATTCTTTGCCTGTGTCGTCCTTCGTGCCTTCGTCCATTCCAACAATGAGGCAGGGAATTGCTGATTCCATTCCCTCAGGCAGATATCCGTTAGGAGGCAGCCAGCCAATATGAACAGTAGGATTGACAAGTTCATACGTCTGAACATTGTTGTTTTCGGCTTTCTGCAACTTGATTGTCGGAGTGACCTTTGCCTCAAGGAAAGCTTTTAATGTTTCCAGGACTGTCATAGTGGACATAAGCGTTACCCCTTCCGGATATTGTTTGCGGCTGTTGTCATTGCCCTGATTATTTCATGCTCCAGCCGTTCGTTCATTTTGTCTGTCGCAAACTTCTGAATTTGTTCACCAACTTTTTCATTAGTGATCATCTGCGGGATAGAAAGAGTGCGAATCGGGGCAATCGGCAGACGCGATTTACCCAGGCGCTTGAAAACATTGTATGGGGTTTTGTCAGCGCTTTTTGCGCCGGTTGTGGCCACAAAGCCTTTGCGCGATATTACCCTTCCCTTTGTTTTCTTGATAGTCACCATAACAGCATTTTGAAAGGCGCTGCGCTTTGCTTTTCTGGGCTTTTTGGGGGTATAAGGAAAATGAGCAAAGCTTAAGGTATGGCCGGTTGACGTTATACTGGCAGTCAAATTGCTTCGGGAGGGACGCTTTATCCCTCCCTTAAAGCTTGCTTTCACTTCACTCGCTTTAATAGCATAGCTTTGAGGAACTATCCTGCCAACCCGGGTAATAACCTGGTCAATCGTACGGTTTAAAGCGTGATAAGCTGCGGTTCCAACTTGCCTTTCAAAGCCCTTCAGCTCCAATGCGAGCCTGTCAAACTGTTTAGTGTCAACAAAAATGCCTTGATTGGCCATTTTTACATTCCCCGATTCTGTTGGAGAATTACCTCATACATTCCGTCGTCTTCCCTGCAATCGAAAACATACATTGGCCGGCCGTCAAAGATCTGGGGAGTGCCCTGTTCAGGATGCTCCCCAAAGTCTTCAACTTTGACAAAGTAAAGAATCTCCCCAACGGAGATCCCATCGTATTCCTTCTTGGACCTTTCTTTCAACCGGTCATTATCAACAATTACGTTAATCGTTCGCCCGTCAATAACATGCGGTTCGGCAAATTCGTCATCGTTAATAAAGACAGTAAGGTCAGATTGAACTTGATCCTTGAAGCTCATTTTATGCCCATTCCATCACAACTGTAAGGGTGCCCAGCGCATAATCAGTGGCATCACCGGCGGCAAGGTTAAGGCAGAGAGCATCACCTTTGATAAGGTCCTCTTTGCCATCTGCTACTGCTAAATTTTCCACCGGAGTATTAGCCGCGCTGGTTAAGTCAAAACCAGCTGCTAACACTACATCACCTGCGCCCGGCGCTTCGCCAGTGTTAAGCTTTTCAATTTGCAAGGTTGCAGCTTGACCGGCTACTGTGACGTGTCTTTCCTGCGCAGAAACGACTTTACAGGCTGCGGGAGCAATCCAGAATGTTTTTGCTACGTCGGCAGCAGCTATTTGAGGATAAGTTACCGTGAAGCGAAGGCCAGGGACAAACATTCCGGCCGGAAGCACAAATGGTTGCTGTACGTACGAATTGTCGCACAGCCTTACCCTGGCTACAGCAGCTGCAAGCAGCTTGGTCTCAGTAGCCCAGCCAGCAGGGATGTTGCCGACTGCAACGTTGGTCAGGTTCAGGGCAACAGGATCCCAATACAGAGTGTCGCCAACAGCAAAGCCCGCGTTATTGATTGCGTCCAGCTCAAAAACGCCGGTGGTATGAATCGAGCCGGTGGCGCCGACTGCGATGGCTTCCCCGGCAATACCGATCCTGGAACCAAGGTTTACGACATCGCCGTAAGCAATCGCGGCGCCAGGGTTAATATAATCAATGGTTTCACCTTTTTGAATGAAAGGCATGTGTTTATTCCTCCTTAAGATAGATTTTAAAAATGGCTAAGGAGCCTAGATTACTAGGCCCCAGCGTTCATGTACAGTCCGCGGTAGTCGAGGACGGTCACACCATAATCGATGTAGATTCTCCACTTAATTCCCAGGAAGTCAAAGCCAACTTGACTTTCCAGTTTTGGCATATCGTCGCCGTTCAAATAGGTAACTTCGATTGTATCAATGTCAGCCGGATCAGCAGCCAGGAACCACGGGAACGGTGCGGGTGCTGTTAGGGCGTCAAGTTCGGCGTCAACAACCAACTCAAGGCTGCTGCCGGCAAACGGATTAATAACAGCCTGAGTAGTAGCAAGCAAAGCTGTTGACAAGAACTGCTGCCCAACGGTTTCTAAGGCCGCCGGAACAATCAAAAACCGAGGACTAATATTTAAGGTCTCTAGACCTCTCAGGTTTCGCTGTGTGCGCATGGCTGCGCGGCCAAGTCCAACAGGGCCAACAGCTATAGCTGCAGCAACTGCCGCAAGGTTGTTGTGTGGTGCACCTGCGGTAAAAAGGTTCTGCCCGTCGAAGATGACAGGGTTTGTGCCAAGCATCAGGTAGACAAGAGCGTTGATCCCGCGCCCGGCTGCCCTTACATAAGCTTCGGGAATACGAGTCAGGATGCCAATATCATCATTGATCAGCGCCTGCCTGGTAAAGCCAAAGGAACGACCAAATGTGGCCACGGCTTTGTTGATACCTTGATCCTGAGCCTGGTCGAATTTGAACTCACCATTTTGAGTCATCGGCAGCAAGGCACCGGCCTCGGAAATCTGGTAGTGTGTTGCCGCTTTGAAGTCAGGATTAGACCCCCTGCCGGTCCAACGCTGATAGGTGGTTTGAGCCGCCCTGTACGCTGTAGCCATGCTCTTATTGACAGCATTGGAGAGGATGCCTGCGAACTGGCTGTCCGGAGTCAAAGCCTCACGGAATAATGCCTCATCGTCGAGTCGGTGAGCGTTGGCCCGTCCTGCTCTAACTAAGCAATCAACTGCCAGGTCACGGAGCTTCATTCCCCGGAGTTCCCTGGCACCGTCTGCTGGCTTCTCAATACTTCTGCCAGCGCGAAGTAAAATAGAATCTGAAGCTGCTTCCCTGATTTTGTCGGTTTCTTCACGATCAACTTTTGTTTCAGATCCCCGGGCTGCTGAAGGTGATCTTTCAGTTTTTAGTTTTTCCAGGATAGCTGTCCTTACCTGGTCCACTGTTGAGCCGGAATTAATATGTTCAGTAGGGTCGACTTCAAAATCCCTGCAAAGCGCATTGATTTCGGAAGCGCGCAGCCTCTCAGCTTGAATGGCTCTTTCGGTTTCGGTCTTGGTCTGCATGGACCGTTCTTCATCAGCAATTTCGGTTTTAAGGGTATCTAACTCTCGTTGCAGAGCATCGAATTCCGCTTTTTCTTCCGGGCTTAAATCGCGCTGTGCGGTTTTTGCACTATTTACAATTTCCTGCTGTCTTGCCAGCTTTGCTTGAAGTTTCTCTTTTTTGTTCATGTTCCCTATCCTCCTATAAATAATTTTTGTTAATTTGGAGTTGTCGCTCAAATAATGATTTAACGGGTGCATCCCGGCGCTTCCAAGGTTCTTCCATTTCTCTGCCTACACCAACGCTGTCATCGGCCGGTACGGAAACAATTGATATTTCGAGGGGAGCCCATTTGGTAGCTACATAAGCCGGTCCTGTGACCCGTCCATTACTGGATTTTTTACCGGCCGCTACTTCTTCCCAGACATCGACCGAATACCCGACGGACACGCCTTTTAATGTTCCGGATTTAATTTTTTGATAAATGCGGTCAGCCTCGGGATCTTCATCGAAAACTATGTCAGCATAGGTTTTCTTCTCGCCGGCTTCAAGCTTTGCATTTTCAATCCGGCCAATAACATAATCCCGTTTGTGATTCCAGAGAGCCACGCCTATGCTGTTAATTCTATCAAGCATAACATTATCGGCATCATGAGCTAAAATTTCTTGCCCGAACCAGCGCGAAACTGCCTGCTCACTCGAAAATGATACAGAAACACGCCGTTCATCATCCTTTACTGCCCGTATACCAAAACTAAGCATTCGCTCCGGCTGTATTCCCGTTTTGGGCTTGTTGTTGGGCATTCTTATCCCCTCCCATTATATTCAGACCCAGTTCCTTAGCCATCTGCATTTCGGCTGCTCTTTGCTTCAGCACTTCCCGCCAGTCTTCGCCGCGCTGGGCACACAAATTTGCCAATGTATCTTGTCCCGACTGAAGGGCTTTAGTATTAGCGGTTACTTCCTTGAGCGGATCAATCCAGCTCCATCCCGGAGATATCCAGGTGTGCTTAAGGTATTTTTTCTTGTTCTGCCAGAAATCCGGGATATTTAGTTGGCCGGCCAATACCGCCGAAATCACAAATTCAGTATATATTTCCCGGCAAAAATGCTCAATCAGGAATTGTTGCCACATCATGTAGGTCCGCTGATCTTCAAGAAGCCCCTGCCGTGCGCTGCTGTAATTAACCTGAGACATATCGCGGGAAACGGCCTCATAGGACAGCCCTTGCCCCGTTCCGGCCATGCGCTGCTGTATCGAAATAAAGTCTTTGGCATTACTGGCCTGTCCGGAAGGATTGACTGCGTTGACTGATTCTCCAGGTTGCAGTTCATGGATCATGCCGGGAGTGAGTGTCTTTTGCTGGTACCCGCTTTTGTCATCGACTTTAATTCCCCGACCTACGCCACCTGGAGTTTGCTTCGTGATAAACACAGATAGACAGGCTAGTATTCTTTCCTTGACTGATACCGCTTCAATAAACTCATTGACATCACGTACCCGGGGAAGTGTTTTAGCTAGGGGAGATATCTCCCTTATTTGTGTTGGTCGATTTTTCTTCCAAAGGAAAACTACCTTTTCGGCTGTTATTCGTTCAGATTCACCCGTCCAATAACCGTCGGGTGTAAACTTTTTAAACCAATAGGCAACCGGCTTATTGTACTTATCAAGCTCAATACCTCCAACTATCCGGTTGCCGGCCATACCCGCAAAGCTGACTCTGGAATTATCAAGCTCATCAACCTCTCTGGCCTGCAGGCTTAATGGAACCGGGCCACTGTTTGTATAGGCTTTGGTAAAAAATATACCGCCATCTACGGCGGTCCTTCTCACGGCCATTTGCTGCATTTCGTAGAAAGATTGCTGACCTGTAACATCGCAATTTCTTGCCCTGGTCCATTCCTCCCAAAGATCCTCAATCTGTTTGTTAAGGTCTTCGCTTTCAGATCCATCATCATTCATAATCTTGGCCTGGAGCCTTATACCGGTACCCACCACATTCCGCTCCAAGGGACCAATAATACCTTCAGCCAGGTCTGAGTTTCTTTCCAGATCTCTTGCTCTGGCCCTGATAATGTCCCGCTGTCCCTGATCCGTTTGCTCAGCTGTAGCATTGAAGGGTACCCAACCGGAGTTCAAACGATCCATGGATCCGGAATCATAGGAACCTCTTATGGCTTGCTTCCAGGCCAGGCGGTTAAATGCCCAGCGAGGACTTATTACTGCTATCGTTCTGTCTAAAAAATTCAGCTACATCACCCCCTAACGCCGGTCAAAAGTAGCCACAGAAATGCCTCCGCTGTTTTCCTCGGAGAATTGTTGTTGCAGTAGCCGTCTTTCGTTATATAAAACTGAAAGATCAGGCCTCCTTAGCCTCCGGCTGCCAATGCTGTATTCTTGAGCTCCGTTTTCTATGGCCGTAATAGCTTGATTTATCTGGTTAAGCTGTTCCAGAATTGTCAACGTATCCACCCACTTTTCTGCTTAATCCAATTATCTCGATTTTCGATAAAATTATTTTGTCCTTGTGATTGAGAAGGAGTTTTTTGTATCTCATTCTGTCCTTGCCCTGCGCTCAAATATCGTACTTGCAGTAAATCTGCCGCTAAAGCGCAATAAACCTCTGCATCCAAATAGTGATTTGCAGTATGTGAGCCTTTTTTTCTCCAAACCTCGACTTCTCTTCCTCCTGTTTTCTCGATCACTTTTTCTTCAGCACAGATCTGCTCCGCATATTCCCGGTCACAACCTTGATAAACCATCCACGAGCCCGGTTTTTCATTGGGACGTTGGATCCTGCCGGCTATCATGTCTTTGTACTGGCCACCGTCAACGATATAAAGACGCATTCCATATGCCTTGCTGTCTACTTTATCAATCGTGCTGATTTTATAACGGGATAAAAGGGGATTTGATGAACCCTTAACTGGTTTTGCCCACTCTTGGTTCATCGCACAAAAGTCATAGACTTCATCTGTCTGGTCCCCAGAGTCAACTCCGCACAGATTTATTTGATATTTATTGCCTTCTTTATCGGTAAAAAGCATATTCATAATATTTTCAAGCTGATCCCAGGTTTCAACAATTCCATGTGCGATATTCCAACTGGTCATGTTTAATCCCCAGGCTCGGATTGTGAAGTACATGTGATTTTTCTGTACGTCAACGCCGCCGGTCAACAAGTAGGTCCCCTCCGGGATAACCCCTTCTTCGTATTCGGATTGACGTTCTAAAACCTTATCGGAGTTCATTTTTACCTCCGTGTTTTCCCACGGTTCTCCCAGCCAGGAATTAACAAAGTTCATTAAGAGCTCAGGGAAATCTTTGGATTTCATAAACTCATATGCCATATCCCCGAACCTTACCCAGGGTGAATAAATGGCATTCATGTGAAAGGCAGTTTTTCGACTTCCGTTTTTCTGCTCTGATCTCCACTCACCAGCCCTAAGCATTCCTTGCTTATGGGCATCGGTTATTATACCTTTGCACTCTTCGCATTCATAATAGGCAGTAACCTGGACTTCTTCCGGAGTCTTTGCCATTTTTGGCCATTTAATCTGCTTGAATCTGAAAGTCTGATAATGGCCGCAATGAGGACAGGGAACATAATACCGCCTTTTATCGTCGGCATTCTCCCACTCTTGCCAGATAGGGCCTTTCTTTATTGTCGGGGTAGATGTCTGGAATATTTTTTTGTTATGGGCAAACGTCTTGGTCCGCTCACGTGCCAGGCTGCGGGGATCCGCTTCCTTACCGGCATTAGTCGGATATTTATCAACTTCGTCCATAAGAAGATATCGTATTGGCCTTGAGGCTAAAGATGCCGGTGAATTAGCACCCGACAGGACTATATACATACCGTCAAATTGGAGTTCGAGAATTTTACTTTCTCTATCCTGGTAGCGTTCCTGCAATACGGAACATAGGCTTACCATTGGCTGTACTCTATTTTTGGATGCATATTCTGCCAGATCTAAAGTCGGTAAAACGATCAGCGCCGGACTAGGGTCTTGCGCAATAATAAACCCGGCAATGTTATTCATGCACTCCGTACCACCGACCTGAGAAGATTTGACATATATGATTTCCTCAATATCGGGATCCGTAAAAGCATCCATGATACCTCGCAAGTAAGGCGTTCTGCTTGTTCTCCATGGTCCGGGTTCTGCTGAGGTTTTGGAATCAAGTACCCGATACTTATCAGACCATTCTGAGACAGTCAGTCTTTCGGGAGGTTTGAATATTTCAAGCGATTTTGATAACCAATCAGGCCACTCTATTTTACTTCTTTTTCTTGGGCGCTTTGTAGACTCCGTCAATGCTAATTTGTTCGAGGGCATCTAATGTCAGCTCCGATATCATTCTTTCCATCCTCCTGGCCTGATCTATTTCTACAAAAGCGGAAAGCTCAGTAGTAATCCGCCGGCTGTATCCCAACATGGACCGTTTCAACACAATGAAAAACCGCTGCAGTTCAGCGGTAACTTCCTCTTTTCGTATATATTCCTCCCTGGCTATAGCATTTTTAAATTCTGCCTCATCGGCTTTCTGTTCTTTTAATCTTGCTTCTGCAGAAAGTTTTTTTGTAAGGAATGATGTCTCTTTAGCCTGTTCCTCACTCTTCACTCCCGTAGGGGTTATAAGTCCTTTCCATGTAAGAACATCTCTCAGGCTCCACCACCCCCGGGCCTCTTTCGGGCAGCCTTGGGATTCCCAAAGTGACAGGGTTTGTTGTGTTATACCCAAAACCTCAGACAGTGCCGTTGTAGTCAAGCAGGGCTTACCGTTAACATATTTAGCG